TTATAATAGTTACTAATGTGAGGAGGCCCAGTCCATAAATATATAGACTGGGCCTAATTATCTTACCTACTTTCCAATATCTTATGGATTCGAGTAATTATATTGTTGCAAGAAATCATACTTAAATGTAACATCTAAAGTATGGAATTGACTAGTTTCATAGTTAAATTCTGAAGCTTCCCACTTACTAGGCCACACTCCATAAACTTCGATAGTAGAATGAGGTTCCATAGTATTATCCAATTGAATAATTTCTACTCTTTCTGCTTTGAAGGTTAGCCCTGCTGTCCCCCCAGGTTGGGCATTCTTTGTCATCTCCCCTGTAATGGGGTCATAGATTGTTTTAAAGTAACGCCATAAATCACTAGCAGTTTCGCGTAAGTAAAGGTTATCAAATGTTACCATCATATCCCCTGGAGTTGGCTTGCCAGGGTAGAATAACTTATCATTTACTCTGCTAACAGCGATAGGTTCAGTAGCATAATTAAGACCTGTAATCTTTTTAGCTGCTAGTGTAAGGTCTTGCCCTTGATTTGAGATATTATCCGGTAATCCATGAAAATGAATTTCAAATTGATAAGCCCGAACTGAATCAAGATCTGTGGATACTACAGGCAGACCTTGGCCTGGAGTAAAGCTTCTATTATATTTGGTCTTGTAATAGGATGTTGCCATTAATTAAACTCCTTATAGGTTTCCTAACTGTGCCGATTGATTTGTAAGATTAACTTCGAAGATAAGAACTTCAGCAGTCTTGGTGGGTTTGATGAGAACTTTTGTCCACATCTCATTTCTATCTACCCTCACTGGAGTATTTGTTGTTTTATCACATACCACACGGAACTCTGTAATTCCTCTTCTTCTACGGATATCATCAAGGAAAGGATTCAAAACACCCTCAATTTGCTCCCAAGTAAATTCATCATTGGGTTCAAAAATAAACCTTCTTGTAGCAGATAAGATAACCTTTCTAATGTAGATCATTAATCTACGAATATTAATTCTATCTAATGATGTGGGGCTTCGCTGAGTAGTACGTTGACCAAAGATTGTTATACCTTGTTGTGGGAAGGAAACGATTGGGTTAACAACATTTCCACCACTGTAAAGACTATCACGATCACCTTGGTTAAGTTTTACTTCAACATCTACTGGCTTGGTTAGTCTACCTCTTTGGAATCCAGCAGGAGCAAACCAAGTTTCAGATACATTATCAGTATAAGCCATTTGTCTGATAGCATAAATGGATGGATCAAACCATCTATCTTTACTATCAAATACACTAAAGACTTTTACCCAAGGCCAGTGAACCGCTGCATAAGAACTGTTAATTGCAGCAGTTCTAGAGTTTGCTGTGCTAGCAGACTTTCCATTAGTCCAATCAATAGCATCTTGCGGAGTTCCTACTGCATAAGGAGGAGAAACTAAAGCTAAGAAATTCTGTGTGGTTTCAGCCAAAGTAATCAAGTTATTCTGAACACTTTGAGTTTGGATGCCAGGAACACATGCTAGCGCAATATTAATAGAATCATCATCTAGAGATTGCATTCCAGTCTTAGGATCTACTGTAGAATCTCCAATAAGATCGCTTGCTCTAAGAGTTTCAGTAGCAGCAATACCATTATCCCCTCCTGCTAAACTATAAGTTCCTTCCACTAATTTTATGAATCTTAAATAACTAGACTGTTGGACTTGGCTGGTTTCAATCTTAGTAGTTGGGTGAATCCATTTAGATGTTGCTTCCGTCTCCGCACCAACAAGGTCCGCTGTAGAATCAATAAAGTTTGTTAAAGCTGTTACAGTAGAATCATCATTATTATTTCTAATATTCCCTTTAATAAATTCCGAAGTTGCATTAGTCTCACCTGTATTAATTACATCTTCAATAAATGCTCCCGAACCGACTAAACTTGCTTTAAATGTTTCAGTACCTACCCCATCATCATTAACTACAACACTAAAGTTTTGCCCCCCTAAAGCATTTACAGTTAAAGAATTACCACTAGTATCTCCTGCAACAGTTGTTCCTAAGTTATATCCCGCTCCAGGGTGTAATGATTCAGCCAAATACGTCAAAGAAGAAGCATCAGTATCGCTATTCAAAATAGTAGATCCATATACTGTCACAGAAGATGCCCAAACTGCACCTCCTATTCCACCATCTCCAGAAGTTGCTAGTCCATAAGCTGGATGCGCCGCTGCTGCCGTTGTAGCGGGAGAAAGCGAACTAGGAGTTCCTAAAGCAGAAGTACCATCTGTAACTGCCATATCTGCTGCACTGAAGGCTGTGATAGTCATATACGATCCTGAACCAGCAAACGCCCCAACAATTGCTCCAGATAACTCTAATCCTGCTTGGCTAGTTGGACCCAAGACCACTCCCATTTTATCAGCGTCTAGATCACCTCCAATAATTTTCTTGAGAGCTTTTCCTTGTGATACCCCAGTTGCGTCTGTAGAAAGAGTTCCTGCGGGAATAGCAAATGTTCTGGCAACAGGAAATTGAGCTACGCCTGCATTATTATACACCTGAGCAGAGAGGTAGAGAGGTCTGTCAATACCAAAACCTGCACTAGCTTCACTACCTCCAGAAACTATAGTGTAAGGACATCCTCCAAATGATACAGTCCCTGAAGCATCAGCAGCAGAATCACTAGCGGCTCTAACAAAATAGAGAGAATTAGTTTGCTCAAGAATTTCTAAAGCACCTTCCAGTGCTTGTCCAGTAATTCCTTCAGATGGAGGACCAAAAGTATCTATTAAATTATTTTGGCTAGTGATAAGAGTAGCTTTATTTGTAGGACCTTTACCAGCAAATCCTACAAGTCCAACAATTGAGGTATTAACAGAGGGTGTATACTCAGAAATATCTTTTTCAATAGTATAGACACCAGGGCTTACATAATTAGGCATAATTTATTCTCCTAGGCATTAAAAATTTTAAAAATCCTACGTCTATGAAGTGTTTTAAGTTGTTCAGTAATCCAGTGCTCAGGAACTAACAAGGTTTCCCCTGGTTGCATCCACTTCTCTTCACAGCCCTTTTCGGTTTGAAAATAAACTGTAAATGCCTGGAGACTATCGTTTTTAACTGCTTTCATATTCTTCCTCTCTTTAATATATACTTGGTTAAAGACTATTTTTTGAGAACTTTTTTATTAACAATTCAACCCCCAGCAAATACATTTTCTGATCCAGTACTTACCTCTTCTCCTCCATCATACAAATCACCCACTCTAGCTACTCCTCTTGGGGGATTATTAGCAAAAACAGTAGTGCTTCCTAGTACTATACGAGTTTGATGGGGGCAACAACTATCACCACACGGGAATTTATGACTGGTATTTAAATCAGTTCGCCTATGAACCCCTATTCCATTTACAAAAACACTAGGAGATGCCCCCAAAGTAGTTGTAACTACATCACATCCATGATTAGTATTAACACCATCTTGAAATTCTCCTCTAGCTACTCGATCCATAATTAACAGGTAGGACTTGTATCAACAAGGAACTTCTCTATAGCTCCTGTAGAAGTAACAAGGAACTTAGGGTTAGGAATATAGGTTCTTATAACTATATCAATAGATTTTTTAAGAACCCTATCTTCCTTATCAGCAGCTTGTACATTACCAATTTCATTTTCAGCTTCTATAAATGCCTTGGTGAGTGTACCAAAGTGGGTAGGTACATTCATTTCAGGATTAAATTTAAGACGAATTTGCTCTAAAATTTGATCCATATCAGACATATACTTTGACCAAATATTAAGTTGGTATCGTATATTTACAGCGCGTGGAGACATACTAAGAACGCGGACTGCTCTATTTTTATCAGCATCCCAATACTTTTCATGTACTAAAAGGCTTTCATACCTATTCCTTGCTGCATCATTATCAGTAGTAGTCTGAGCTACGGAAAGGATAGGTAATATTATATTATTTTGTTGCTTTAGTTTAGCAATTGTTCGTTCTGCATTTGCATGAATACATTTTATATCATTAAATTCTTCTTCAGAATCAATATATCCTACATCATTAAAAGAAGCTATCATGGATCTTAATAACTCACGATATATAAAAGAGATATTCATCTGAGATTCAGTCATTGTAAAAATCTTTTTACGAATATCTAATTCTCTAGTACCCCACTTATAACTTAAGCTACTTGTATCGTCTATCTGAGCAGCCGTAGAAAATAACTCATTAGTAAATTCAACGCTAGACGCCACTTTCTCCTCCTGCATATCCACCAAGCTCTTCACTCACCTCTAACATTGGAGTATCTTGAACATCAGGAGCATCGCGTAGGAGTTTAGCAGAGCATACTAAATGGTACACACCGTATGATTCAAAGCTATCTTCAACAACCTCAAAGATCTCATAGTTTTGATCTTGAAACTCTGGCTTTAATATATCACCTGGGATGATAGGTCTCCCTATCTTTCTTTCAATGTAACTCTTATTAAAGGTAAACATTTGATCGTTGGTTAATTCAATACCGAACTGAGTAAGGTTCTCACTCATGGCTACGGGCTCATAATGACCATGAACTACAATAGGATTTTTAGCAACAGGCTTGTTCCTTGATTCCATGTATACAGGATCATAATCATCATTTTGATAGTACTTATAGAAATAGAACTTAGAACCACCTAACCTAATCATCTCATCATCTACTAGATTAAACAAGTTTATATCAGCATTGTTTTGATCAAATAGATTGAGAAGACTATCCTCACCATCTAGGTCAGGAAGCTCTGGAAGCTGAGTAGTTACTTTGTAATTCTTGGGGGGCATTTATCTTCTAGTTTCCATTAGCCTTTGAACATAAG